CGACATCACACAGCAGTCTTGCATATATATTGTAAGTCCACATATCAGCGGTCATCTTGCCAGACATACCACTGCCACTTACTGGAGACATATCAAACACTCTGTTGTCAAATTCTCCGCTTGTCTGATAGTTGTAAAGACTGGCATTGTCTGACGTACGGATGAGCGTTGCGACAGTTGTCTGCCACGTCCAATGACTGCCAGGGATCTGCCCGCCAGTACTTGCGATTGTAATCTTATACCTTCCGTCAGAGCGGTTAAGTGTGCCGTTATATGTGCCTATGTCATCCACTGCAGTAACTCTACCGCTGTATGTGCCTACGGCATCAGAGAGACCCCCGTCTGCAGTCAACTCGATTTCCTTTAGTATGGTGTTTAGTGCGAAATGATATGTGTTTATCAAGACTAAACCGCTTGTCACCTCCTCTGCATCCTCTTCCCAGTGACTGCCACTGAGGAAGCAGGAGACAACGGTGTCACCTGGGACGTACGTCTGTATCAGCGGACGTTTCGTGACAAGAACCCTGTCCGTCTGCGGTGCTAACTCAATGAGGTTATACTCCTTCTCTATGCCGTCTAAGACCGCCTTGTATGCGTCTTTGACGGTCGGCTGGACTGTTACTACCTTATCGGCAAAATCTATCGTCAAATCCGTTCTGCTGAATGTTCCCTCCCAATACTGCGTCCATGTCAGACCCATGTCTGTTGAAATCTCCATGTACAGTGTCAGTTTCTGCTCATAGATGGCTGACATAATCAGAGTGTAGTCCTCACGGACAAATGTCAATTTGCCGTTGAGTTGCCTGCGGAAAAACTTCTTTCCGCTCTCCAGCTGATAGTCGAGTGTCACGTCTGACTTATAGATGGGATGGGCAATGGTTTTTTGCCCATCCTCAATCTGCAGGAAAAATCGGTAAATCGGTGTTGCCATAATCATCCTTTCGTTGTGCGTTTTACGTTCTTGTAGACCTCAATGACGTTGCCATGGCCGTCTGCATACATCTTGCGTTCATGTGCCTTTCTGATTGCCGAGACATCAGAGGACAGGGATTTCAACTCTGCTGGAGACTGCGTGACGTTGACGAGCAGTCCGTCATCCGTCTTGTAAGCGTTTAGGTATTTTCCAGCAAACGAACCATCATTCAGCGAGCGGATAACGTCTGGAATGACCTTGCGGTAACGTCTGCTGTTCCGCTTGTTGATAACTGCGAAGAACTCGCCTCCCTCTGCTCTGCGCCTCCTGCCATCTGGTGTCGTTCCAAGGTCGATGTCGTTGCCCGACTGATGGGAGCCACCCGAAAGCAGTTGAACCGTACCTTCTCCGTAGGTCTCGCTCCCGACTGCCTGAGCCGCCTTAATCTTTGAGTATGCGAATGACCCCCACATGACGGCAAGTGCTGGAATCGCCCACGGGAAGCCGAGCTGCCGCCAAATCAGAGAGGATGCAGTGATAAGGTTTCCGATTTGCTCTGCCGCTTGAACAGCGGCCTGCGCTCTCTGTGCCCTCTCCTGCTGACGTTGTGCCTTCTCCTGCTGTTTCCGTGCTAAATCAAGCTCCTTTTGAGCGGTTGCGACATCTGATGCATAACCTTGGTTTCTTGCCTCAATCTCGCTCTCCAGCACCTTCTTTGCATTGTCAACGTCTTGTTGTGCAAGTCTCGCCTTTGCCTCAGCCGCCTGCACATAAGAGTTCATAAACGTGTCTAAAGCCTCCGTGGCATACTGCAGGGACTGGTCGATGGCTTGTTTCTGCTCATCTCCCAGTTCAAGACCGAGCATATCGTAAATGTCATTGTTTGGCAGTGCCTTGATGTCCTTGTCGATTTTTGCGATTTGGTTTTTTATCGCCTGCACCTCGACATCAGACATCTTGTTGTTCATCTGCTCGTTCAACTCCAGCACCTTCTGCAGACGTTCTTTCTCAGCCTGCAGTCGGTATTTGGTTTTGCTCTTCTCTGATTTCTGCAGTAAATCAAACTCGCTCTGGTAATACTCCTGCTCCTTATCGTAGAGTTCTAACTGATGCTGGGTGTATTCGTCCATGAGATTCGCCAGTTCAGCATCATACATTTTGTTGATAGTAGACGCACCGATTTGCTCTGCCAACGGCTTCATAGCGTCCTGCATCAGTGCGGTCTGACGCTCCAACTCGAGATTACGTTTGCGGAGTTCCAACTGCTCTGCGCTTCCCTCCTTCATCGTTTTAAGCAACATTTCGTTGCCTTCCTTCTCGACTTGGTTGCGCTCAATCATATATTTGCGCTCGATGTTCAGCAGTGCTTCCGTACGTTCCAACTGCAGGGAAGTTATACGCTCGTTAATCCATTTCTCCTGCTCTGGCGTCCACTGGTTCTTTGCATTAATCTGATGCAGTTTCGCCCAGTAGTTGCGAGTGTCCACAAGGTCTTGGATTTGCCTGTCGAACTTGTATTGGGCGACTTTCTTCTCTCTCTTCTCTGCGCTCTCAATCAGTACCAGCTGGGAGTCCTCATATTGTCTGCGTTGCCTTAAATTCTCTTGATACAACCGCCATTGAGCCTTAAATTCCTCCTCCATCGCCTTAACGGGATCAACAGTCCTGCCACTGCCCGAACCTCTGGAGGCTTTAGTCCTCGCACCACTTTTTGTGGCAGGTGATTTTCTTGCGGTAGATGCAGTTTTTCCGCTTCCATTTCCATTGTTGCTACCGCTATCTGATGATGCGTTTCTGGATTTATGATTGCTGATGTTATGAGCCGCATTTACCGCCTTTAGAACATTGTCGCCTATCTGATAGCCGTTTTCGTCCGTAAACTCGACAGGGACTTTAATCGGGTCTATATGTCCGTGGGCGATAGTGTCAAACGAGTTCATGATGATTTGCGATGTGTCACGCACCTGCCGAGCCATCATCTTAGGCAGGGCGAGTGAGAACTGCTTAACACCTTCCCACAACTCATCCAAATCAAGTGTAAACACTCCGACAAGTGCCTTGCCAAGTCCGACAAGCAAGTCCTTAAACGCATTTAGGACATTTGCAATCAACTTGAACTGAGCAGTGACGAGAGCCGCAATTCCAGCCCACACAGCACGGAAGGCGGCTGACTTGTTATAAGCGTCAATGATGTAGTTAGTGAGGTTGATAAAGCCTTTAATGAGCGATGTGAGAGCTTTCTTTACAAAGATAGACAGATTTGCTTTCATGCGCTCAAAATTTCCTCCTGTCTGGTCAAACAACGTAGCCAAAGCGACTTGCAACTCCTTTTCCGCATCTGCCTGCTGTGCCTCCAGTTCTCCGAGTTCTCCAGTGCCTTTCTTAACCTCGTCAAGATTAGTGTTAATGTCTGCAAGTGACTTTATCATCTCGAGACCAGCGTCACGGCCTTGCTTGCCGAACACATCCATCAGCACGTTGCCGACCTCCTGCGATGCTGGAGGAAGTTCTGCGAGTTTTGCCGATACCTCCTGCAGCACGTCAAATGTGGAGCGCATACCAGTCGCCAAGTCCTCAGTAACCTTTTGACTGTTGATGCCGATTGCGTCCAGTGCGTCAGCGGTTGACTTATTCATCTCTCTCAGACGTGCGTTCGCCTGCTTGATTGCGTCAAGTCCTTTGTCGCCGAAAATACCACTTCGTGTCTGCGTTAATATGGCAACAAACTGCTTTACGCTCACTCCTGCCTCTCGGAATGATGCAGGGTATTGCTGGAGTTTGCTAAGAAAATCGCCATTGAGGTCCGCACCAGCTTGGAATCCGTCCTTGACTGCCTCAGCCGCCTCACGGAATGAGATACCGAAATTCGCCTGCACTGCGTCAATGGCTTGTAATGTCTCCTTGTACTCCTTGCCCCATGTGTCAGAGATGGCCAGAACCTCGGAGCGGAAGTCCACAAGCTCGTCACCGACCATGCCAGTAAACTCACGTGTAAGACGTGTCGCCTCCTGTATGCCCGCATTGTAGTCATACCACCATTTGACACCCATACCAACGGCAGCCACTCCAGCGACTGCAAGGAATACAGGGTTTGCCATCAGAGACATGAGTGTCGAGCCGAGAGCCTTTAATCCAGCAGACAGACCGCCCATGATGCTTGTCGTTCCGTTCATCGAAGAGCCGAGTGACATGAAGGACTTAAACAGCTGATTATTACCTCCGATAATGCCTGGCAGTTGATTGCCCCAGTCTTTAAATGCTTGCGATACTCCCTCATAGTAGTTACCCACGTTGAGTTGGTGTTTGCCTGTGGCTTCCTGCAGTTTCTTCATCTGCTCATAGATAGCTTTCGCCTGAGCCTCCATCGCCTTGCCGTCACGTGTGTTCTGCCGTTCGGCCTCAGACATTTGGTTCAGCTTGATTTTAAGTAGTGAGTACTGAGCAGACAGGCGGTTGTAACTGCCCTCCTTGGAGTTGGCAATCTTAACCTCCAGCCTTGCGATGTCGTTCGCTTCCTTCGTGGCTTGCTTTAACCGCATCATTTCCTTGTGCGTCCCGTCCTCCGCCTCTGCTAACTTTCGGTGTTGCTGGGCAAGTTTCTCAACCTCCGTAGCCGCTTGCTTAGTTTTCTCTCTACCCTGCTCTGTCGCTCCATTGACATTTTTAAGGGAGTTGGCAAGGTCTTGCGCCCCCTGCTTTATCTGTGCGATGTTGCTGGCATACTGGTTTGCCAACTGCTGTAACTGATTGATGAGGTCAGTTATAGAGCTGTCTGGGCTGATAAGGTCAGAATATTTGATTGGATTATCCATTTTTACTTGATTTTATAGGCGGCTTTCTTAGCCTTGATAATTTCCTTGATATAGTCAAATGCAGAGTAATACTCCGTCACTGTGTAGTCCTTCGGGGAGACGTTGAGATGATAGCTAATTATATGGCACATCTTATCGAACTGCTTGTCAAATTGTATTTCGGCACTCTCCGCACCGCTGAAAAGGTATGGCTTGGAATAAACTAACAACTCAGTCGTAATGCGCTCTATCTCGTTCTCGTCTGCCTTTCCGCTGATAATGCCGTCCAATACTGAGAGCGTTCTGCGCCTCAGCAGGTCGAAATATTCCTTGGCACTGCTGTCGTCAAACATCTGCGGAAAGTACTGCAGGAGGTCACTCTCTATTTTTTTTTTAACTGAGTCAAACTCTTCGTTCAACTCAGCCACCGTGACATCTCCCAGTTTATCCACAACCTCTTGCAGACCATCGTCAGACAAATCGTTGCATTCCGTCCCGTCCAGCGACTTTACAAGCGAGGCAAAAGCAAGGTTTTTGGGCGAGATAGACGAGATGATGAAATACAAGTTAGTGCGGAGGTTGTCGACCTCCTTTATCGCCTCATCCGCTTTCTTCACTCTGATAAATGCCTTGATACGCTCCAGATGTGCGTCAGCATCTGAGAGAGAACTGCCGACACCGCTGTCAACGAGCATCATTTTGTTGAACTTATGAAAACGTTTCATCGGCAACTCATCAATACTGTCATATATCTCCAGCGAATGACTGCCCAGCTTTACTTTCTTCATAGCAGTTTTTTTGTTAAAATTGTCGTAATCAGTGGCAAAAACAAGAACCGCCAGTCACGCATGATGATGGCGATGATGATGCAGACAAGTACGTTCGCCCACCATGACAGGCAGAACCAGCAGGAAAACATTTTCGCAAAGAAATCGTTTCCATGCACCTGCACCCACTCAATGAATCCCCACTTGTTAAGCAGATTGAGCAGGAAAGCGGACAGGGAGGAAACGGCAAATATAATCACTACCCAGTTCATACCTCGCACTCCTCATTTATCTGTATCTTGCCACGCAGACGGAATCCTCCGTAAGGTTGCATGAGATACTGGTTATCCACCTCATCCAGCGTAAACTCCTTAAATACGTTCTCAGCACGTTGGAACACTTCCGTGATAGTAAATGCACCCTCTCTCATCCACGTGCGTCTGACGGCACGTAAGACGTCTTTTTTCGCCTGTTCCAAATCTCGGATGTCCTCGCTGTACAATGTGCGTATATCAAACCATACGATAAGCGAGAAAGGTGCGGTCATGTGTAGCCTGCCCCCTGCCTCATAGCTGACAACCTGCGGTTCGTCCAGCAGGAAGAAAGAGTAATTCCCGATGCCGTCCGTATCGGGAAATATCTGCTCATACTCGTTATCCCCGATGTATATGTTCGGGGAGTAGATACGCTTTTTGTCAATCAGCTTGACTAACCGCTCAGCCTGCGGAAACACATGGTCGAGCCACGGCAGTTCCTTAGCCAGTGCAGTCTGAATGTAGCTGAATGCCTTGTCAAACAGTGTCGGGTTTTGCTTAAATATTACTCTGTTCATAAATCATGCTTTATTTCCCGCCTAAGATAACGTCTCTCGCTTTCTTTAGCAGGTCTGTATAAATATACTCATGTGCCAGTTCAGACGCATTCTCGTCCGTTAAACCGAGTATCTGACGGCCATACTTCCTAATCAGTCCCTCGGTCTTGAAATCGTCTGCGGTGATTGTGAATTTGTCACGCTCGACTATCAGACGGAAAGACGCATGGAAGTCACCAGTGTCACGCAATGTCACTCTGTTTGTCGGCTGACCCTTGATTTCCTTAATCTCAATCGTCTTGGGTGTGTAAGGCATATAGTCCATGATGTCAACTCCCACCCTGTTCTTTCCATGCTCATACAACTGGTCTTGCGAGTTCATGTCGCAAATCTCTGCCTCATACTCTTGTATGATTTCAGAGATATACGTCCCGTCCGTCAAGCCTTCATTATATGTGCGGACACGTTGCAGAAGTTGCTCAATCAAATTCATATAGTCCTGTATTTTACGCCCATGTTATTACAACTTAGACAAATTCGGTCTATGCCTTTTGTCTCGACCTCCAGTGCCTTGTATGCTTTCTCCAGCTCATAGCCGAGACCGCCTTGCCGTCCTTGCGTGTTGCCGTCCAGTTCGTAGAGTATATCCATACGGCTTACATTGGACTGGTTGCGGTTGACTCTGACATCTGGATTCATCGC